ATGAAAGCCGCTATCTACGCGAGGATCTCCGCTGACCCGACCGGCCAGGAGCTCGGCGTCGATCGGCAACGCGAGGATTGCGTGCAGCTCGCCGAGCAGCTCGGATGGGAGATCGTAGGCGAGTTCGTCGACAACGACATCAGCGCGACGGACGGATCGGTCCGCCCCGAGTACGAGCGGCTCCTCACCGAAGTCGAGGCTGGTCGCGTCGACGCGATCCTCGCCTGGCATCCCGACCGCCTCTACCGCCGGACGGCAGATCTCGAGCGGCTCATCACGATCACGGAGAAGAACCACGTCGCGTTCAAGACGGTGACCGCGGGCGACATCGACTTGTCGACCGCCAGCGGTCGCATGGTCGCGAGGATGCTCGGCGCTGCGGCAACACACGAAACCGAGCGAGCGAAGGAGCGGATGGTCCGCGCTCACCAGCAGGCAGCGGCCTCCGGAAAGTGGCGCGCTCGTCGACGAGTGTTCGGGTGGGTCGCGGGCGGCTCCGAGGTCGTCCCCGCGGAAGCCGCGGCGATCCAGGCCGGAGCAAAGGCCGTCCTGTCCGGAACGAGCCTCCGCGCTGTCGCCCGCGACTGGAACGCGCTCGGGCTCGAGACGACCGGGACGTCCCGGCAGTTCGACGCCTCGGCGGTGCGAGACGTCTTGAAGAACCCCCGATGCGCCTCGATCCAGATATACCGCGGTCGCGAGATCGGAAAGGGCGAGTGGCCTTCGATCCTCACCGAGGACGAGCATCGGGCTCTCGTCGCCCTGTTCTCCAACCCCGCCCGCCGACGGTCGGTGTCGTACGAGCGGCGGCATCAGGGGTCGAGCGTCTACCGGTGCGGGGTCTGCCTCGGTCGCATGGAAGTTCATCAGGACGGCGACCGGAACGTCTCCTACCGGTGTGCAACGTCGCCCGCTCACGTCAGCCGACGGGCGAAGCCGCTGGACGAATACATCGGCAACTTGGTCGTCGAGAGACTCTCCAAGCCCGACACCTTCGAACAGATCTACGCACCGAAAGACGTGGTCGACCTGCGCGCCCTATCCGCCGAGCGAAACGGATACGCCGAGCGTCTATCCCAGTTGACCTCCTTGTTCGCCGAGGGGGTCGTAAATGCCGAGCAACTCCGGACCGGATCGACCGACCTCCGAGCCAAGATCGAGGCCATCGACGCCCGACTGGCGGAGAATCACCAACAGCCCGCCCCCACAGAAGAATTCATCGCGCAACTCGTCGGCGAATCGCTGGGCCGAATCTGGAGTGTCACCCCGGCAGATGTTCGAGGCAAGATCGTCGCCGAGTTGCTCGACGTCACGATCCTTCCTTCACCTCGCGGTCGCAGGAAGTTCTGCGAGGAGTTCGTCGGAATCACTGAGCTCAAGCCCGAGGCTCTCGAACCTCAGGACGCAATCAGGATCGCAGGCCTCCTCGCCGCGTCGGTGGAGTCCGTTGCACAGGAAGTACGCGATTGGATCAACCAAGACCGCGAGACCTTCACAATCAACATGACTGTCCGGGAGCTAATAGCTCGCAAGAACTGAACCAACCTCTCGAGGCCCGATCACCGCACGGTGGTCGGGCCCGTCTCGTCTCGAGATCCGGTGCAGTGCAGCCGGTTTGAGTACGCATCTACAGGACGCCAACCGCCTCCACGCAAGCCGTTCGACTGTGATACTCGACACACCCCTGGGCCGCTCCCGATGCCCTGAGCAGCGAACAGGCCGCCCTTGATCTGCGCCTATTACAAATCCCCCCAACCGTGATACCGAACCACCTTGGGCCAGTGACGATTTCGGGTTGAGATCCGGCACGTTTCTGCTTGCATCGAAGCCAGCGGCGGTGCAATCTGATCTACGTAACAGAACGATAACGACCCTCGGCGGTCACACTCCCCGAACGGATTTCAGATGAGCACCAACACATTCCCCGACACCGTCGACGTCTTGCTGACCAAGAAGGAGACGGCGGCATACCTCAGGATCACGGTCCCGTCGCTCAACAGGATGCTCGCCAACGGCAACGGACCGAAGTGCTACCGCGTCGGCGGTGGCGTCCGGTTCCTCTACTCCGACGTGCTCGAGTGGATCACGAGCGGAGCCGCCGCCGAGGCGCGGTCCGAAGAGCCGAAGCATCGACGGGACCGCGAAGCCGCCAAGTCCGCCTGAACATTCACACTCCCCCTCAGATCGAAATATCAAGGAACTACAAGATGAACGAAGTACCGATTGCCGCCGAGGTCACCGCGAACCGGCTTCCGCTGTCCGCCCGACGGATCTTCACCCGCCTCGCCGAGCACGGTGAGGTGCCCAGCGAGATGCTCGACGCCGGAGCAGGAGGCCGGGTCTGGGCGTACACCTGCCCGACATCCGGAAGCGACGCTCTGATCTATCACTACGAGGAGGAGTACCCGAACAGCTACTCCGAGATCCATTGCGATGCCTGCAAGTTCGACGGCAAGGACCCCCACCAGGCGCTTTCGCTCAGCGCGGATGACCTCTTCGACCACTCTGCGAACGTCCGATCCGCCATGCAGTTCTGGGGTCCCGCCGAGCCGTTCACCAAGGGGGCGAGCACGCTTCCCATTGACGGCCTCCCGAAGGTACTCAAGGACCTGGTGACCACGGTCGCCGACGTCATCCAGACTCCGGTGGAGATCCCGCTCACCCATGCGCTCGGTCTGCTCTCGAGTGCCACGTTCGGCACCGTGGAGTGCTTCTGCGCCGAGGGATTCGTCGTCCCGCTCAACATGGCGACCGTCGTCCTCGCCGACTCGAGCGCTCGGAAGTCTCCTGCCGCCAAGTTCGTGTTGACGCCCTTCCAGGAGATCAACGAGCGGCGGATGTTGATGGACAAGGAGACCCAGCGGAGCCACGCCGGGGCGATCGAAGCCCAGAAGGCTCGCAGGGATGCGGCGATGGCGGCGACGAAGACCAAGTCGAAGGCCAAGGACGGCGAGACGAACCCGGAGTGGGCTTCGGCGGGCGTCGGCGGCTCCGCTGATCCCTACGAGGTTCTCGCCCAGGAGGAGGCCAAGCTGGAAGAACTGAAGGAGCACCAGCAGGGCTGGGCGGCGCTCCTCGGCGACACCACGCCGGAAGCCCTGCAGATCAAGCTCGCCCACACCTTCACGGGCGCGGCGCTGCAGACCGCCGACGAGATGGACTTGTTCGACAAGATCAAGGGCCACTCCGCCACCGGCACCGAGAAGGCCAACGTCTACCTGGACAGCCTCTCCGGAAACCCGCACCCGTTCAACCGCGTCGGACGTGGTGACGGCTACATCCCGCAGACGGCGCTCTCCCTGGCGCTGATGAGTCAACCCGCACTGTTCATGGCCCACATCAACGCCACGCCCGCCCTGGTCGACGGCGGCTTGGTCGCCCGCATGCTCATCGTCACCCCGCCAAGCCTGGCCGGATCCCGCTCGGGAGACATCAAGCCGATGCCGAAGGCGGTGACCGCCGCCTGGGCCGAGGCGGTGTTCGCCATCGCGACCAAGGCCGAGCTCCACGTCGCGGACGAGCTGAACCGGCGGGCGGAATTGGCCGAGAACGGACAGCATCTCGCCACGACGAGGATCCCGCGTCGGCAGATCAAGCTCACCGAGGTCGGCCTCAAGATGTTCATCGCGTACCGCGACAAGGTCGAGGCGTGGCAGCGCAGCGGAGCTCGTTACGACGAGATCCGGGGCTGGGCAGGCAAGTCCGACAGCCACCTCATCGCGGCGGCGGCGAACCTGACCCTGCTCGACGACCCGGACGCGGTCTACGTCGACGAGAAGTACATCGCGTACTGCGAGCGGCTGATCGACGCGTACGGCGAGCACATGTTGGCGATCGCCGGGGTCGAGTCCGAGAACAACGCCGAGCGACTCTGGCGCAAGCTCGAGACCCTGCCCGCAAAGGGCATCGACACGAAGTTCGACGCCACGAACTACGAGGAGGACGGCTCGATCTCGCTCCGTGCCCTGCGGCGGCTGGTCCAGAACCAGGCGTGGCAGAAGAACCTGCCGCCCAAGCAGAAGTCGGAACGGTTGCTCGAGGCGTTGGAGACGCTCGCCGCCCGCCGGTACATCCACATCCGTGAGGCGGACCGCGGGCGGATGTTCATCACGATCCGCCCGGCGAATCTGCGCTGACCTGCACACCTTCTCGTAGGCGGAGAGCCTGGACTGTTGCTACCAGCCCAGGTTCTCCTCCCAGATCGTCACACAACCACGAAGCCCCCGTCGCATCCGAGCGGCGGGGGTTTCGTCGTCTGTTCTGACCGGATCCAGCCTCGATCCACCTCGAACTGGGTCCTGGCACCCCCTGACACCCACCTGACACAGAACTGGCATGCCAGTGATCGGTGGGCCGTTCTCGGGATCACCGCAGGTCAGATGGGGTGGGTGGGTCCTGAGTCCGACCGGTTCAGGGAGTTGGCACCCCTGGCATCCCCACTGGCACGTTTGCGTGGACGATGGCACCTCTGGCATCTTGACCTAATACGGGATATTTCAGAGTCTATTTCTATTTCTATTTCTTTCAGAGGGTGTTAGTAAGTGAGTAGACGGTACCGGCATCCGAGTGGCGTCCGGATTCAAACGTGCCAACCGGGGTGCCAAGGGTGCCAAGTGGTGTCTCGGACCGAAGATCAGACGGACGCCGCGACAGCTTGAGCTTCTGACCTGGGCTTTCCCCGACGACCTCACCGGTGAATCCGGCACTCCAAACTTGAATGCCAGCGTCGTGCCAGCAGGGTGCCAACTGCCTCGACAACCCCCGCATCCGCGCCTTCGGGGTGAGGGTCCGGCTGTCGTCGCTGCATCGGCCGGCAACGTCACACTTCGCCTGAATTTGAAACTAGGTGTTGCTGGCCGGAGCTCGTCGAGCGGAACGGACGGCTTGACCGGAGACGACGAAGGCCCGAGCTTGTGGGACCAAGCTCGGGCCTCCGGACCGGAGTTTGGCACCGCCCCGGCGGCGGACGTCCTCGTCACGGTCTCGCCGAAAGATGCCTCACCGTCTCGAAGTACCCGTCAGTACCCTACGAGGGCGTAGTTGTATCCGCCGAAGCTCTGGTAGCTCTCTTTCTGCGCAACCAGACGTACGTCCGCAGGAGCACCGGTGCTACCCGAGAAGGGCGGGTACCAGATGTTGTAGATCGCGCCGTAGACGTATGTCGAGTTCGCGTTATTGATCGTCGCGTCGGCGAAACCATCACGATCGGCGCTCACGGTGATGGAGCCACACCAGCGATTGCCACCGATGTTGTCAGAGAAGCTGACAGGGCCTTGTGACTGAATACCGTTGTAATCGCGGTAGGTCACATGGTTGCCATTCCGACTATCGGAACAGAAAACATACTTGACCTCCGGACCCGAGACGGTGACGATGGCGCTCGCGGACGGAACCGCGGCGGCGGCGATGCCGATCGCCCCGGCGAGGGCGACGAGGGCGGCAACAGGTTTCTTCACGGTGTTCTCCTTGGTCTTCGAAGCTTGATGTTTGAAAGCTCGGACGCTCGATGAGCGTAAGCCGCGGCGAATCCCCCACCCCCGCTTCGCAACTCCCCATGCGAGCGCGAAGCATGGTAGCACTGCCGTCCGACAAGATTCGTCGAAACGGAGACAACATCGCTCATCGGTGACCTCTTGCCTGGCCGTCCCGGCACAGGCTCGGACCTCCGCGTGGACCCTGACACAACCCTGGTGCCGGGCGTCTTAGTTGAGGTACTCCCCCGGCGATGCCCGGACGATCTCGATGCACTGCCGGTCCGTCTTCGCTCGGCCTATCCGGTAGAACGCCCGGATGAATGGGTAGCCGACGAAGACGCAGAAGTAGACCAGGAAGATCGGACCGAGATTGTGCCGAACGGCAGAAGAGAAGCTGACGGCGACGATCAGGAGGACGAAGACGAGTCCCGCCATCATCACGACGACCGAGGTCTCTTCCTCCCGTACCGAACTCTCGTCCAGGGGAAGCGTCGTCCCGAGCTTCGTGGTGATGGGCCACTCTCGCTTCGTCGCCATCTCGAGGTTCGCCATGAACTGACGACCCTGGGCGTCGTCCGAGGTCGGCGCGTCCTTTAGGTGGACCTGCCCGTCCGGAGTGCGGACAGTCAGGAAGACCTTCGAGTTGTCGGTGACTTTCTTCGCGGCACCTCCGGCGATCATGCCGCCCGTTCCGGCGATCATGTGTCCCGCGACGAGACGCGTAACCGTCGTACGTGAGGAGGTGGTGTGCGCCCCGACCTCATACTCGGCGGTGACATCGGTGATCGGGTAGGTCATCTTGTCGATCCGGAAGAACGGTCCGTCGATCTGGCAGCCAGCGAAGTGCATGTTGTAGACGTTCACGTCTTCGGCTTCTGCCCGCTTGATAGCTTCGGCGATGCGCTCTCTGGACGGAGTTGATTTCGGCATGGGACGCGATCCTGTCTCGTGATGGGCGTTCGGATGCTCGCTGAGATCAGCGCGGGGAAGCCAGTTGCGAACTGCAACAGATGAACGCAGCCCCGGCGAATCCCCCACCCCTGCTTCGCAACTCCCACTTACGAGCAGCAGGATGTTAGCACCACGGTCCGACAGAACCGCGCCTTGCCACTCCCAGCGGACCAATTTCGGCACAACGCCGAAATTCGTCAGACAAACCGATTAGTCTCCTTCGCCATGCCCATCAAGAGCAGGCCCGTGAACCGTTCGCCCGCAGTGGAGGTCGCTCCGCCTCGGAGGACTACGCCGCCCCGGAAGCCCGCACCGGCGGCGAGACCCCGACCGAGCGACGACTTCCTGGACTCCCTCGACGAGCAGACGGCGAAGAGGACGAACGTTGCCGCGATGGTCGGCCTGTTCAGCGCGACGACGGTCGTCCTGTTTCCCGCAGCGATCGTCTTCGGATTGCTCGGCGTCTACGAGACCTCACGCCGCCCCGATGAATCCGGAAAGCACATCGCCATCGCTGCAGTGGTCGTCGGCCTGATCGAATTGATCGCGGTGGTCGCGATCACCGCCTACTTCGCAAACTCAGTTGCGAGCGTGAACGAGGTCCGCACCATCTATCGGTAGCAGGACCGACTCGGCCCGGAACAACCTGACCCCGCTCTCGGTGAATTTCTCCGGAGGCGGGGTTTCTATTGGACTCGAACGGCACGACCTTGAGAGAATGGATTCAATTCCGGAGGGGGTCCGGACATCCATTCATTTCTCATCAAGGAGCAATATGTCCAACGAATCCAACGAGCGTCTCGCCGAGGCCGGTCTGCAATTCGGAATCGCCATCGGGAAGGCCATTGGAGAGGCTTTCCTCCTCGACATCCCCGAGCAGCCCACCATCGGCGGACCCGCCGTCTCGCTCGACGAGGTGGACAAGAAGCTGGGGTGGGGCGAGAAGCCGTTGAAGTGGGGCGAGAAGGCCGACCGTCCGGATCCGATGTCTCGTCCTGGCGTCGAGATGACGGAGCAGGCGAACACTCCGGCAGCCTCAGGTTTTCACCTGCCGGAGATGCTCCTCGCAGACGTCGCCGACACCCTGCGCGAACTGCGGTGGATGAAGACCAAGGACGGGCAGCGTGGAGTGAATCGGCCCGAGCCCATCAAGCGGCCCGGTTTCACGCGCGACGAGATGGACCGGTTGATGGTCAAGTTCGACGCCCTCGAAGAGGCGACCGGCGAGGTTCTGGGAGATCGCTACTTTGTCCGCTCCTGTGAGTTCCCGGAGGGCGACGAGGAGATCCTGATCTCGATGAGGCCCCGCCGGTTCGCGGTCCCCGCTCCGAAGCCGACCACCGTCGACCACCTGGACGCTCTCGCCGCCGAGATCGCGAAGATCGAGAACATGCCGGATCGCCTCCACGCGACGAACGCCTTGAAAGCGGTACGTCGGACGATCGAGCGGGCGGAGGGCAAGTGAGCACCTACGACGACATGATGGCGGAGATCCGGGAGAAGTCGGCGGTCTCGTTCGAGCTCACCATCCACAGCAAGCGGAGGGGAACGCTCAAACTCGTTCTAGTCGGTCCGGAGGGGCCCTTCCCAGATGACTACGCCGAGCTCCACGTCATCGAGGAGCTCATCAACAGATTCCCGGAGCACATCTGCAGGAAGTACCGGGACACACCATTCGAGGAGGAGCAGTGATCGTCAAGTTGTGGTCTCGAGGGAGCTGGGCCGAGCGCACCGTCTTCGTCCTCGCCATGAGCGTGGTCATCCTTAACCTCGTCGCTGGTAACTGGGCTGGGGTCGTCACGAGCTCCGCGGCCTTCGCATTGTTCGGGATGCTGATCTGGACGAGTCATGAGCTCAAGGAGGCAAGGCAGGAGCTCGCCGACATCGGCGGTTAATCAGAACAGCGAGAAGCGGCTCTTATTCGGTAATTCAGCCGGATAAGGGCCGCTTTCTCGCTTCTCAAATTCGCGTCTCGAAATAATTGCGAGTTAGCAGGCAATGCCCGACCATTAGATCAATGACCAAGGAGGTCCCGCGGATCAATGATCCGCGGATAGAGATTCAGGCAGTACAGAATGACAATTACACAGCAGACGGTCCCGAAGCCGTTCAATGGCGAGTGCGTCCACGGATTCCAGCAGCACCGGACGGTACCGGGCTATTTGCAGTGCCTCGGATTCGACTGGGTGCGCGAACGCCGCGAGATGGAGTGGATCGAGGTCAGGACGGACGGCGTCCTGTGGTGCGACGCGTCCTTCACGACCTTCTTCGACGACGCCGACGCTCGTCGGGCGCATCGGTTCAACCGAGTGCTCTGCCCAGCAGGAGGGGATTGCCAACACAAGCACGACCTTGTCGACCTCGCGGGCGTGACCGACCATCAGGCGGTGCTCCGATGAGCAGCTCGGACTTCGAAGCCGTTGACCGCAAGTCGAATCGCGTCGCGACGAGGGACATGGAAGCCCTTCGGATCATCGGACAGTGCCGGTGCGAGCGTCTGCACCGTACGCACGTCGAGTTCGTGCGATGCGCGATTCCGGGAGCAGTGCCGACGACGCTGTCCGCGGGAGAGATCGTCGTCCTGACGCGATGCGGTGACACACCGCGCTTCTCACTGTTCCGGTCGATCGACCTGGCGGCACGACTGCTCGACAAGCTGAACGCTTGGGGTTGCTCCTCGCCGGACGGCTGCCGCGGACATCACGACATCGCCGTGGTGATCCGGTGACGCCGGAGGAGCCGGTACGGATCCAGGTGGGCCGTAGAGGCGTCGTCGCCGAGCCGTGGCAGATCGTCACCCCGGCAGCAGATTCGGGCGTCAGCGTCGAGCTGAGCCAGATGAGCGGAGCGGATGCGGTCCTGGCCCGTGGACTGCTCAGCGCTCACGGTCTGGCATTGCTCGATCTCCTCGGTGATCGGCAGCCGCACTCAGTCGGTGAGATCCGCTCGTACGTCGGATGTCGGAACCTGGACTGGGCTTCGGCCCTCCGGGTGATCGTGGCCGGCAAATGCGCCACGAAGCCAATCTTCGCCTCCGACGAGGTCCGCGGAACGGTGTGGATGATCCCGACCGTCGGGCAGATCGTCGCCCGGATCTGCGGCCTGGACAACATGTTCGAGGTGCCCGGTGCGAGTTCTTGACCTGTACTGCGGAGCCGGTGGTGCCGGGATGGGCTACGCGCTGGCCGGAGCGTGCGAGGTCGTCGGCGTCGACAACAAGCGGCAGCGGCGCTATCCGTTCGAGTTCCACCAGGGCGACGCGCTCGAGTACCTCGCCGCACACGGGCACGAGTTCGACCTCATCCATGCGAGTCCGCCCTGCCAGGCTCATTCGAAGGCACAGGTGATCCGGAGCAACGAGCATCCGGAACTCGTCGGCCCGACAAGGGATCTCCTGCTCGAGATCGGGAAGCCCTACGTGATCGAGAACGTCCCCGGTGCTCCGCTCCTCGATCCGATCCTGATGTGCGGGGCGATGTCTGGCCTACGGACGTACCGCCATCGACTCTTCGAGTTCGGCGGTGGGCTCGAGCTCGAGGCTCCGCCCCACCCGGAACACACCGCGAAGGTCACCAAGATGGGCCGCGCTCCGGTCGAGGGCGAGTTCATGCACATCGTCGGCAATTTCATCGGTGTCGATGAGGCCAGGAAGGCGATGGGCATCGGATGGATGAGCCGACGAGAACTCGCCCAGGCCATTCCCAGCGTTTACACGCTTCACCTCGGATTCCAAATTCTCCCCCAGATCGCCATCAACCCAGAGACACACCGCCGGGCAGCGTAAGCCGTCCGAATCAAGGAGTAACAATGTCGGACCCATTCGAGCCGGAGACCGGCTTCTACATCAGCCTCGACGATCAGCGAGAGATCGTTCGGCTTCTCCGTACGGTGCCGGAGCTCGTCGAGGAGCTCGCGATCACGGCCACTCGGCGGGACCGGATCGGATCCGGCGGTCCTCAGATCTCCTCGGGCTCGTACCGCGAGCGTCCGTTGTTCTTCAACGAGCACGCCTCGACGGTCGCCGAGGATCTCCGCGGTGTCCTCATCGGCTGGGTCCGCCACCTCCTCGAGTACCGCGGACTCAACTGGGACGGAGACGATTCGACACTCTCGCTCGCCCGATGGCTCGATCGGAACGTCGTCGCGCTCGCGATGACCGAGGGTGCGGACGAGATGCTGGACGAGCTCCGGGATGCGCTCCGCCGAGTCTGGCGGGCGATCGACCTCGCACCGGAGCGGTCGGCCAACGTCGTCGACGACGAGCGCGTGTCCGAGGCCAGGGCTCGAGCGCAGGAGCTCCGGGTGTCCCCCGCCCAGATCGAGGCCCTGGTCGAAAAGCTCGGATACCGCCCTCTAAAGGCGGCAACGGTCCGCCAATGGGCGAAACGAGGGAAGATCGAGAAAGGCGACGATGGCCTCTACCGACTCGGTGACATCCTTCAGTGGAATCCAATTCGGGACGACGCATCGAATTAGTTGAGTGTCACACCAGATTCGCTATACTTGAGCCGTAAGGCGCGGACTGTCTGAGTAATTCAGGCACCGCGCCTTTGGCATATCCAGACCTGCGGCGTACGCGAGCCCAAGACAAGGGCACCCGCTTCGAGCGGATCCTGACACGCCGCACTCCCTCCGGGCCTGCCGCTGCCCAGCGCACCCGGAGGCAAAGCCCCCGTCATCCCTGCGGCCCCTCCTTCCGCAGCGCGCTCCTGGCGGGGGCCTCTACTTTCCTCCGAACGGAGGCGATCACGACGTGACCCGACAAGACCTTGAATCCGAGATCATCTCGACCCTGAGCTCGCTGCGGATCGCCCGAGTTCTGTACGAGCACACCGACTTGTTCGCCGATCACAGCGACGAGCGACAGATGGCCCACCTCGAACGTCTTCGGCAACAGGTGGATCGGGTCAACGACCGACTCAACGATCAGCTCGACTGGCTCAGTCGTGTGTAGCAGCAGGGAGTACCACATGGGTGTCCGCGTGTTCGCTGATCTCGCGAACGAAGTGCAGCAGTTCAACTTCCCTGACGCACCGGGCTGGACCATCGACGAACAGCTTGGACGTCTGCACGTCCACGACAGCGATCTCGTTACTGACATCGCGGTCTTCGACTCATGGTCATGCGTGACGCGCCTGCACGACGACGGTGAAGCGGAGGACTGAGTGTCCCGACGTAACACCACAACTCGAGACAAGCACCGCAAGGCCATCGCAAGGACTCGGGCGGACTGTGGTCTGTGCGGAGAGCCGATCGACTACTCGCTCCCGAGCCGAGACCCGATGTCGTACGTCGCGGACCACATCGTTCCCCTCGTCAAGGGTGGGCCGGACACGCTCGAAAACAAGCAGGCGGCACACAAGGTCTGCAACGAGGGCAAGGGCGCGAGCCTGCCTCCCGAGCTCGATCCACGACGTCAGTGGGTCACCGAGCGCGACTGGTGGAGCGACGACGCGGGCCTCTGACCTGGGCTTTTGGCGGACCCAGGGGGAGGTCCCCCTCGGCGGGCCTCAGTCGCCCCCTCCGGCGTAGGCGACCGTCTCTCCCCGGCATTTTTTCCACAAGCTCCTGTGAGCTTCTTTCCCGAGAGGAGGAGCCATGCCTCCAACCCAGCGCAACTCCCCCTCGGCACCGGCCGGCAACAACAGCATCGAGCAGGCGGCAGCCGGTGGTAGTCGACGCGAAGTCCTTGTGGCGATGCGTACGCGAATCGCTGCAGCCGTGGACGACCCGGAGACTCCTCCTCGAGATCTGGCGGCTCTCTCCAAGCGATTGATCGAGGTCATGAACGACATCGACGCCATCGACAACAGGCTCGGCGGCGACGAGATCGGTCAGGCCGCGGACACGCCGGACGAAGACTTCGATGGCTCGGCTGTCTGAGGTTGCCCGTCACGTCGTCTATCCCGAAGGAATCACCTCAACCGGCTGGTCTGCGGTCCGTAAGACCTGCAGCCAGATGGGTATCACCTTCGACGAGTGGCAGGACGGAGCGGGTCGGCTCATCCTCGCGAAGAACGAGAAGGGCCTGTACGCCGCGGACACCACGGTGATCTCGATCCCCCGCCAGGTCGGCAAGACCTATCTGATCGGCTCGATTTCCTTCGCGCTCTGTATCAACCAGAAGAACATGACGGTCGTCTGGACGGCGCATCGGTTCAAGACCGCCAAGGAAGCCTTCTCCACGATGAAAGGCCTTGCGGGTCTGCCGAAGGTCAAGGCTCACGTCAGCCGGATCGTCAATGCGAACGGCGACCAGGAGATCCAGTTCGTCAACGGATCTCGCATCGTCTTCGGTGCCCGTGAGCGTGGATTCGGTCGAGGTTTCGCCGGAGTCGACATCGTGGTTTTCGACGAGGCGCAGATCCTCGGCGAGAACGCGATGGACGACCTCATCCCAGCGACCAACGCTTCCCCCAACCCGTTGATCCTCATGGTCGGCACGCCGCCGAAGCCAACCGATCCGGGCGAAGTTTTCACCATGCTTCGCCAGGAGGCGATCTCCGGCGAATCCGAGGACACGATCTACATCGAACTGTCTGCGGACCGAGGCGACGACCCCGAAGACCGAGAGCAGTGGCGCAAGGCGAATCCCTCTTATCCATCCCGCACCAACGAGCGCGCGATGCTGCGGATGAAGAAGAGCCTGAGCGAGGACTCGTTCCGACGAGAGGCCCTCGGGATCTGGGACGAGGTCACTCGACACCAGGCAGTCGTCAGCCGATCGGTGTGGCAAGAACTCGCCGATGTCGGTCCGGACTTCGACGTCCTGCCCGACGCCATCGCGGTCGACATGTCCCATGACCGGCACATCTCGATCGCCGCCTGTTGGCGCGAGGATGACTCGTCCCACATCGAAGAGGTCTGGGCCGGTGTCGATCCCAAGGTCGCCGAGGCGTGGATCGTGCAGGCCGTCAAGCGCAAGCGCAGGATGCCTGTCGTCATCGACAGCGCCTCCCCGGCGTCGTCGCTGATCGTCGCGCTCCGCAACAAGCGCGTGTTGGTCAACCAGACCAACGCCACCGACATGGCGAAGGCGTGCGGCACGTTCCTCGACGCGATCGAGGCCGACACTCTCACCCACGGCGGGCAGGAAGCGATCGACGACGCCCTCGAGGGTGCTCGGAAACGACCCATCGGCACTGCGGGCGGATGGGGCTGGAACCGCAAGGACGAGACGGTGAATATCGCCCCGCTCGTCGCAGCGACCTTGGCGCTCTTCGGCGCATCGACCGTACGCAAGCCCCGCGGCGAAGGCCGCACATCTTCCAGCGGCGAAGGCCGCACCTCCCGCGGGCGATCCCGCACCCCTAGCCGACGAAGGGCGGTGTCGATGTGACCGATCGGATCTACCTCCCGGACGTATCGGACGACGAGAACGCACTGGTGAACGGTCTTCTCGACCAGCTCGCCCGCAAGTCAAGCCGAAATCTCCTGCGGGCGAGGTACTACGACGGCAAGCAAGCGATCCGCCAGGTCGGCACCGTCGTTCCACCGATCTACTACCGGATGGGCCTCGTACTCGGGTGGTCTGCAAAGGCGGTCGACATCCTCGCCCGTCGCTGCAACCTTGACGGATTCGTCTGGGCAGACGGCGATCTCGACAGCCTCGGTGTCCAAGAGATCTGGGAGGACAACCTCTTTGACAGCGAGACCAACTCGGCGATCGTGTCCGGACTCATCCACGGAGTCTGTTTCCTCGTGAACACCCGCGGCGGCGACGGCGAGCCAGAGGCGCTCGTCCACGCCAAGGACGCGCTCAACGCGACCGGCGAATGGAACGCCCGGACCCGCCGAATGGACAATCTCCTGTCCATCGCCGCGCGCGACCAGGAGGGCAACCCGACCTCGCTGGCGCTCTACCTCGACGGCGAGACGATCGTGGCCGAGCGTGACGGCGGAAAGTGGTCCGTCGACCGGTCCGAGCATGACTTCGGTGTTCCGGTCGAGGCAATGGTCTACAAGCCGCGTCTCGGTCGTCCATTCGGGATGTCTCGGATCTCCCAACCGGTGATGAGCCTGCAGGACGCAGCGCTCCGATCCGTCATCCGAATGGAAGGCCACGCGGATATCTATTCGTATCCGGATATGTGGTTGCTCGGCGCAGACGAGTCGATGTTCGTCAACGAGGACGGCTCGAAGCGGCCGACTTGGGACGTCATGATGGGTCGAATCAAGGCCATCCCCGACGACGAAGAAGCGCTCCCCAACCTCGAACGAGCAGACGTCCAGCAGTTTCCGGCCTCCTCGCCGGAGCCCCACCTCGCTCACCTCAACATGCTTGCAAAGGCTTTCGCGCGTGAGACGAGCCTGCCGGATACCTCGGTAGCTATCACCGACGTTGCCAATCCAACCTCGGCGGAGAGCTACAACGCTGCCCAGCACGAACTCGTGTCCGAGGCCGAAGGCGCGACCGACGATTGGTCTCAGCCGCTTCGGCGGTCGATGATCCGCGGACTCGCGATCTCCAACGGTCTCTCCGAGGTTCCGCCCGAGTGGCGCACGATCGACACGAAGTGGCGTTCGCCGCTCTTCGAGTCTCGCGCTGCCCAGGCGGACGCCGGAATGAAGCAGATCTCGGCGGTCCCGTGGCTCGCGGAGACCGAGGTCGGTCTCGAGATGCTCGGCTTGAACGAGCAGCAGATCAAGCGCGCCTTGGCCGAGAAGCGTCGGCTTGCCGGCCGCGGTGTGCTCGACACGCTCAAGCAGGCTGCCGAAGCCCGCAACCAGGCGATGACGGCGGACACCCAGGCGGTGGATCAGAATGCCGTCGCCCAGTGATCTTCGTACCGGCATCGCCGAGCTCGCGGCAATCGCGAACGACGACCTCGATGCCCTGTGGGCGTCGGTGAGGACAGCGGTCGAGGCAGAGCAAGCTCTCCACGACCTCCTTCCTGCACTCGTCGACGTCTACGGCGAAGCCGCTGCAGCTCTGGCAGCCGATTGGTACGACTCGCTCCGCGAGGAGAACGAGATCCGCGGTAGCTTCCGCGCCATCGCTGCCGAGACGGCAGACCGCGGAGAGCATGCTCTCGCGGGATGGGCGACCGCACCGTGGATCGACGTGCCTTCCGAGGACGTCGACTGGTCCGCGGTCCGGAGCAAGCTCTACGGCGGACTACAGCGCAGGATCTCCGACGTCGCCCGCGACACCATCGCGATCTCGTCGGTGCAGGATCGTGGTGCCACAGGTTGGCAGCGCGTTGCTAGTTCCAGCGGTTGTGCCTTCTGCCAGATGCTCGCCGGACGCGGGCACGTCTACACGAAGCGGACCGCAGACTTCGCCAGTCACGACGACTGCAATTGCGTCGCGACTGTGGCATGGAAGGGACTTGAGGTCCCGGTGAAGCCGTACGTGCCGAGCACGCGCAACAGCACCGAGGCCGACCGCGCCCGAGTCCAGACCTGGATCGCCGCGAACATGTAGTTTCCTCTCCCCTCTTCGACCGGATCAACAACATGTTGTTCCGGCGATCCGTCGTGCCCGAAATCGGCATGACACCAACACATTCTCCCTGACCCAGGCGGTCGGGATTCCGCCCTCTTGTGGGCGATTCGTGCCGGGCCAGGTACCCGGATCCACCCAACTCTCTCGAGGAGAGGTCATGTCCGACAACGCAAATCCGTCCGGCGAACCGCAGGAGCAGGCCCAGGAGGCCGACGCACCGCAGGTCTTCACCGCCGAATACGTCGAGAAGCTCCGCAAGGAAAACGCGAAGCACCGTACGGAGGCCAAGGCCAACGCCGAGGCAGCCCAGCGGCTCGCCGAGATCGAGGACGCGAACAAGTCCGAGACTCAGCGTCTTTCGGAGGCACTGACAGCCGCCGAACGCGACCGCGATTCCGCACGCACCGAAGCACTTCGACTCCGCATCGCCACGAAGTACGGCGTCAGCGACGAGGACGCGGACCTCTTCCTCACCGGATCGAACGAGGAGGCGCTCACCAAGCAAGCCGAGCGACTCGCCGCCCGCGAATCCGACCGCAAGAAGAACGGCAATCACGTGCCCCGAGAGGGCACCAATCCCAAGAGCTCCGGCAACAACGAACTCAACGAGTTCACACGAACTCTGTTCCGCCGGAACGACTAATTCAAGGAACGAATCCCCATGGCAACATTCCAGTCCGGCTCCCTCAGCATCCCCGCCCAGATTCTCGATCCGTGGCTCGGCAAGGTTCAGTACGGCTCCGCCGTCGCGACTCTGTCCGGCGCGACTCCGATGAAGTTCGGCAAGGGCGAGTCGATGACATTCGACATCGGCGAAGCCGAGTACGTCGGTGAGGGCGCGAACAAGGGCGGCTCGACCGTCACCGCGACCACGAAGACCGTCAAGCCCTTCAAGTTCCACAAGACCGTCCGCATGACCCAGGAAGTCCTCTGGGCCGACGAGGACCACCAGCTCGGCGTCGTCGGGCAGATCCTCAATCGGATCCAGCCCGCCTTCTCCCGTGCACTGGATTACGGCGTATTCCACGGCATCAACCCGACCGGCGGCGCGACGGTCAACGAGATGACCGACAGGCTCTCCGCGACCACGAACTCGGTGGAGATCGCCCCTGCCGACAAGCCGTACGCGAACCTCGATACTGCAGACGCTCTGGTGCTTGCGGACGGTTTCATTCCGCGTGACATCGCTCTGGACCCGGCTTTCGCGTCGGTGTTCGGCAATCTCCGCAACGCCACCTCGGAGCAGAAGCTCTATGCCGATCTCGCTTACGCCACCGCCCCCGCGGGACGCCTCGAGAATCACAACTCGTCGGTGTCCAAGACGGTGGGCGCTGTGGGTGTCGCGGCTGCCGCGACCAACGTCCGGGCGTTCGTCGGTGACTTCTCCGCGATCCAGTGGGGCATCCAGAAGGAGCTCGGTCTCGAGCTGATCGAGTACGGCGACCCGGACGGCGGCGGAGACCTCAAGCGCAACAACCAGATCGCCTTCCGCGCCGAGGTTGTTTACGGCTGGGGCATCGCCGATCTGAACGCCTTCGCCAAGATCATCGACGCGGTCGCCTAATGATCCGACTCGTGAGCCCTGCAGGGGTCACGGTCGTCGTCGCCCCCGAGAAGCTCGAACGTCTTCTCGCCGTGGGATTCAAGCCTGTCGAGGAGCCCGCACCTAAGCGGGCTCCTCGGCGTCAGGAAACGAAGAAGTAGGAGGCCGACATGAGTCAGTTCATTTCCCGCGACGACCTCGAGCCCTTCGCCGAGATCGACCCGGTCAAGGCGGACGCGATGATCGAAGACGCCGAAGGCTTGGCACTGGCCCATGCTCCCGGTATCGCGGCGGTGGACTTCCCCCACCGCTCCGCGGTCAAGGCCATCCTGCGCGAAGCGATCCTGCGGCGACATGACTCCGGATCCGGCGCGATCGTGTCGTCGACCGAGACACGTGGCTCGATGTCGATGTCGCAGACAATCGACACCTCGCAACCGCGCAAGCCGATCCTCTGGCCGAGCGAGATTCAGGCTCTCAAGGATCTCTGCAAGACGGGCAAGTCCAAGGCTTTCTCGATCGATACCGCTCCACAGGGACGGTTCGGCCTGCACGACGAGATCTGCTCGCTCGTGTTCGGCGCGACCTACTGCTCGTGCGGTGTCGATCTGACCGGCGACCATCCGCTCTGGGGGTCGTGATGTTGTTCGAACTCCGGCATGTTGCCGGTCTCCGCAAGTACGTCCCCGGTGCGAAGAACACGCGTGGAAACCCGGTACCGGATTGGCTTCCCGCCGAGCAGTACAAGGTCTTCGGTTGGGTGCCCGTCTCGTCCACGGAGCCGGATGTTGCCGGTCACGACCACGTGGTGATCGACGTCAAGCTCTCAGCACCGAGCACCTTCCCCGCGGGTCCGAGGGACAAGGTCGTCCTCGACGGACTCGAGTACGAGGTCATCGGGTATCCCGAGAGCTACAGCCACGGTCAGTCCGATTGGGATCCAGGCATTCTCGTCAACCTCCACCGAGTGGAGGGTTGATGAAGCCGAAGGTCACTTACAAGCAGGGAAGCTTCACCAAGGTCCGCACAGGAAGCAAGGCCGAAGCCGAGCTCGCGAAGCAGGCCAACCGGATCGCCGCTGACGCGAATGAGTCGTCCGGCGGTGGATACGTCGCCCGAGTCTCCAAGGGCAAGAGCCGCTCTCGTGCCGCGGTCATTGCCACGAACGGCAAGGCCATTCGAGACAATGCCGAGAACAACACCCTCGTTCGAAAGATGAGGGGCGCATGAGCGAGCTTGTCATCTTCCCCGATCTCGAGCCCGCGCTCGTGCAGTACATCCAGGCGGAGCTCGATGCGCGATCGATGACGGTCACTGTCGCCTCCAAGGTGCCGGGCGACCGTCCGGAGAACATGGTCCGGATCTCAGGCGTCGGCGGTACTCGTCGAAACGTCCTCCACGAAGACGCTGGTGTTCTCGTCGAATGCTGGTGTCCACAGGAAGATCCGGCGTCGGATCTCGCTCGACTCGTTCGAGCTCTCCTAGACGACGTCGACATCGAGGTCCAGGACGGCTGGATCACCTCGAGTAGTTCATCGACTCCGGTCTGTTTCCCAGATCCCTTGGCCAAGGGCGCTTTGCGCTTCCAATTCACGGCTGAATTCCTCACGCAAGGACGAGTTTTCGAATGATCGTCAAACATCCAACGGTCGCGGGCGTCCAGTACGACGTACCGAACGACAAGGCCCAGGACTGGGTCGATGCCGGATGGGTTGCCGAGCAGGCACCCTCCCCCACCGCCGCTCCCGTCGCGGACCCGGAGAACACCTCCGAGGCGTCTGAGCCGTCGCGGCCCTCCAATTCCCGAAAGAAGGATTGATCCACCATGGCCGTTAACAGCGTCCACACCATCTCCGCCGGAAAGCCGAAGGCGACTGGCGGCATCCTGCACGCTCCGGTCGGTACCGCGCTTCCGACCGACATCACCACCGCACCGAACGCGAGTTTCATCAAGCTCGGCAAGGTCGGCGAGGACGGCGTCCAGCCGGGCGGCGAGCGCTCGATGGAGGAAAAGAAGGACTGGGCGGGCGACGTCATCGCCAACCTGCAGTCCGGCCACTCCGTTTCGTTCTCGTTCACCCTCCTGTCTGTCTTCGATCCGGCGGTGCTCAAGGTCGCTTTCGGCGACAGCAACGTCACCGTGACCGCGGCGACTGCCACCTCGGGCACCAAGATCACGGTGGCGGAGACCGGATCCGAGCTCCCCTACGGCGCATGGATCTTCGAGATGATCGGCACCGCAAGTAAGACCCAGCGCATCGTCGTACCGAACGCCCAGGTCGGCACGGTCGAGGAATCCCCCTACGTCTCCGGCGATCTGCAGGGATTCAGCGTCACGCTGAACTGCTACCCGGATGAGAGCGGCGTGAAGGTGTACCGCTACTACGACGACGGCAAGTTCTCGACCACGTAACCCCCGAACTCCGGTGGGGCGGGTCTTGCAGCCGCCCGCCTCACCGGGCTCCACCTCAACGGCTGCACATCATCCAATCTTTCTACTCCACAAGGAGATCCCCATGGCTGCAACCGCTCCCCGCAAGAAGACCGTCGCCCCGAAGTCCGAGGTCGACGTGTTCGAGTTCACCACCGAGGCGGGCGAGACCGTCACCGTCCCGGCGTTCAAGTCCATCAAGCCGGGCGTCATTCGCAAGACCCGCAAGCTCGATCAGGCCGATCAGTTCTGGACGATCCTCGAGTCGCTGGCCGACGACGACGCGATCGCGATCATCGACGAAATGGACGCGGACGAGTTCCAGGAGTTCCAGCGCGAGTGGTTCGGCCACTCGGGCGTTGACCTGGGGGAATCCTCGGCCTCCTAACGCTCCTCGACGAGTATGGGGGGCCAATCGAGTACGAGCTCCAACGAATGAATCTCGACCTCGAGGACCTCGGAACTGATCTGCTCACCTGGCGCAAGGCCATCGTGATCGTTCGCGAACTCGCCAACGATCCGAACTCCGCCCTCGTGCGGGCGGCAGATCCCGACCACCTCTGGGATTTCCACGCCCACCTCCTGGCAGGCCTTACCGACAGCGTCAATCTTCTCGTCTGGATCCAAGGCGGCGGGAAGAACAGCAAGAAGCCTAAGCCGATCCCACGTCCCGGCGTCGCAGTGCGGGAAGACGAACAAGTCATCGGCGAAGCAACAGACATCGACGAGGTCGACAGCCTGATCGGTTGGTGACTGATCGTCCCAATTCCACAGTGTGAGGCGGTGACTCATGGCGTCGAACGCTGTCGAGTTGGCAGTCGGTTACATCACGATCATCCCCGAGATGCGCGGCGTACCGTCGGCGATCAGTCAGGTTCTCGGCCAGGCGCAGAATCAGGGCAACCAAGCCGGTCAGGGCATGGGCAACAACATGTCCGGCGGCCTGAAGAAGGCGATGCTGGCCGGAGCTGCAGGTGTAGGCCTCGCGGTCGGTGCAGTCCTCGGCAAGGCTCTCGCGACCGCGATGGAAAACGAGGTCAGCACTGACAAGCTGGCTGCCGGTCTGGGACTCAACCCAGCCGACGCGGCAAAGGCCGGCAAAGTTGCCGGGCAGATCTACGCCCAGGCGTACGGCGAATCGATGGGCGACGTCACCACCGCGGTCGACGCGGTCTTCTCGTCCCTCAGCAAGTCCGGCGGTGTGAACTTCGACGACGGATCGCTGGATAAGGCGACGAAGAAGGCGATGGACCTTGCGAAGGTCTACGACGTCGACGTCGCCGAGTCCGCTCAGATGGTCAATCAGCTTCTCGGCCAGGGGCTCGTCAAGAGCGTCGACGAGGGCTTCGACATGATCACCGCGTCGTTCCAGCGAGTTCCTGCAGCGATGCGCGACGAGATCCCCGATATCGCAAACGAGTACGGGACCTACTTCCGGTCGATCGGCTTCAGCGGCCAGGAGATGTTCGGCACCATCGTCAACGCCTCCAACCAGGGCAAGATCGCGATGGACAAGGTCGGCGATGCTGTCAAGGAATTCGGCATCCGGGCAACGGACCTCGGCGATACCGGCGCGGTCGAGGCGATCCAAGCGATCGGACTCGGTACCGCGGACATTCAGAACCGCCTTCTCGCAGGAGGCGAGACCGCCAAGAAGGCCACCCAGGAAGTTGTCAACGGACTCCTTGCGATCAAGGATCCGGCGAAGCAAGCCGAGCTCTCGGTCGCCTTGTTCGGCACACCTCTCGAGGATCTCGACAAGGCGCAGATCCCCGGATTCCTCACCGGACTGGCTGATGCCGGAAAGGCGATGGACGGCTTCGGCGGATCGGCCGACCAGCTCGGTACCACGCTGAACGACAACCTCTCCCACAAGATCGAGGCGTTCAAGCGCACCGTCACCCAGGGCCTCACGAACTTCGTCAGCAACGTGATCCTGCCGGGCCTCGGCAACATCTACGACGGTGTCGCCGCGGTCTTTGGACCTGCCTTCCAGGCGGTCAAGGACAGCGTCGCCATCTTTATCGGAGCCTTCACCGGTAACGGTGCAGATGTCGAGGTTCCGTGGATGAACACCATCATCGATATCGCCTCTCGAGCACGCGGCATCTTCGACGAGATCAAGGGCGGCTTCACCGCGATGGTCTCGGCGTTCAAGGACGGCGGCGACGAGGTCACCTCGTCCGGCTTCGCCGGATTCCTCGAGAGCCTCGGCGTCACGGCCCGCAACCTGTACGACGCTTTCAACTCCACGATCCTGCCAGTCCTGCAGACGATCGGCGGAGTCATCCGCGACGTCGGCGAAGCGGTCATCCCGATCCTCGTCGGTGCCTTCGGATCCATCCTCGACATCGTCGGCACGGTCGGCGGCAAGATCACCGACCTCATCGGCTGGTTCAACCAGCACAAGGACGTCGTCATCGCGGTTGCCGGTGTCATCACCGCGACCATGCTCCCGGCGCTGGTCACTATGGGCGTGACACTGGCGGGTCAGGCACTTTCGTGGGGCATCGTCACCGCCGCAGTAACGGCGTACAACGTCATCAGCAAGATCGTCGCAGGCGCGACCAAGATCTGGGCTGCCGGTCAGTGGCTCCTCAATGCTGCCCTGAACGCCAACCCGATCTCCCTCATCATCTTGGCGATCGCCGCGCTCGTGGCCGGAATTGTTCTGGCTTACCGGAACTCGGAGACCTTCCGCAACATCGTCCAGACGGTGTGGGACGCCATCAAGACGGCGATCTCGTTCGCGTGGGAATCGGTCATCAAGCCCGTCTTCGAAGCGCTCAAGACCGGCCTGCAGGCCGTCGGCGACTTCTTCGTCTGGGTGTGGGACTCGCTCATCCGACCAGCGTGGGAAGGGCTCGGCGCGGGAATCGATTGGGTGTGGCAGAACATCATTCGGCCCGCCTGGGACGGTCTCAAGGCCGCCCTGCAGGCAGTTGGTGACTTCTTCGCCTGGGTCTGGAGCACGCTCGTCAAACCCGCGTGGGACGGGCTGGGCGCGGGTATCGACTGGGTCTGGCAGAACGTCATCCGCCCGGCATGGGACGGCCTCAAGGCAGCACTGCAGGCGGTCGGCGACTTCTTCTCGTGGATTTGGAACTCGGTTGTTAAGCCTGCCTGGGATGCCCTGGGCGACGGAATCCGCTGGGTCATCGACAACATCGTCCTCAAAGCGTTCGACGGACTGAAGAACGGCCTGCAGGCGGTCAAGGACTTCTTCGGCAACGTCGTCGACGGCATCAAGAACATCTGGGACGGCCTTCGCTCGATCCTCGCCAAGCCGATCAACTTCCTGATCGAAACGGTCTGGAACAACGGCATCCTCAAGGCGTGGAACGTCGTCGCCGAGTTCCTGCCCGGCATCGATCCAGCCGCCCCGCTCGCCAAGATCCCTGAGCACGCTACCGGCGGTGCGATCCGGGGCAATGGCACCGGCACATCGGACGACATCCTCTCGTGGCTCTCGAACGGCGAGCACGTACTCACCGCTGCCGAGGTCCGCAAGGTTGGTGGACACAATGCGGTATACGCCATCCGCGACATGATCGCCCGCGGTATCCCGTTCTCCTGGAACAACGGTCAGATCATCTCTGACCTCGGGCGCGACAACCTCGACCGGTACGGCACCGAGGTTCGGCGCAAGGGTCTCGGCAACGTCGACCCCCAGGGAATGTTCGATCAGCTTCTGCCTGCCTACAAGGACGGCGGTGCGATCGAGCCGTGGCAAGAGCAGCTCATGAACGGTCACCGTGCCGCGAAGATGCGCAACGGCAACCCGTACACGTGGGGCTTCGAGGACTGCTCGGGCTACATGTCCGCGATCGCCGACGCGATCATCAACGGCGGTGACGGAAAGTGGTCCTGGGCAACGGGATCCTTCCCTGGCGGTCAGCCATGGGTACCCGGTCTCGGCGAAGGCTTCTCCGTCGGCGTGCACGACAACCCTGGCGGTCCTGGCGGTGGTCATACCGCGGGCACGCTCTCGGCGGTCGGACCGTACTCGGCAACGAACGTCGAGTCCGGTGGCGCACACGGTTACGTCGCCTACGGCGGACCGGCGGTCGGTGCGGACGATCCGCAGTGGGACGGTGTCAGCCCAGGGCGATACCACCTCGCGATCGGTGCCAACGGCTTCTTCCAGTCAGGCGGCGCAGGTCGCATCGGCCCGTCTCCCGAGCAGCAGCGCGGCTTCATCGAGGACAAGATCCACGACACGTTCAGCACGATCGTGTCCCCGATCCGCGACGGGATCGTCTCGGCGATCGGAGCTCCGCCTCCGAAGTACCTGGGCATCCCGCCGGAGTTCCTCGATCACGGTGTCGACGTCACCTCCGAGTTCCTCGGCGGTGTCGTCGGTGGTCTCGGCGACGCGCTGTCCTCGACATGGCAGAGCGCGAAGAACCTCGTCGGCAACCTGTTCGACAACGGTGGAGTTCTACCCAACAACGGAATCGGCGTGAACCTCTCTGGCAAGCCGGAGGCCGTTCTCACGAACGACCAGTGGAAGCTCTTCGCCGCCTTCAACCAGACGCTCGCCAAGATCGACCCCGAGTTGATGGGCAAGCTCCTCGAGGCGGCTCCGAAGGCCATCCAAACCCTCGACGGCGTCCTGACGACCTACGGCGAATCCATGGGTGACATCAAGGCCGATGCACCGCTCGAGATCCTCGGACTCAAGGGCTCTCTCCTTGATCCGGATCACCGCTACAACAAGGCGATTCGGGACTACAACGAGGCCTCGAAGAAGCTCCGCGAGAAGCAAGCCGAACCGGCCGAGCAGACCACAACCAACGTGGACAACTCGGTGAACATCATCAACCCGGTGCTCGCCGACCTCGACGAAGCGCTTCGCACGGCGCAGGCCCATCAGAAGGCCAAGTCTGCAGCCTTCTCCTTCTCCTAGTTCACCCTCTACCCCGCACGGAGCCCGTCGAGACATTCTCGGCGGGCTTCGTGATGTGGGCACCCTCCAGGAGCCAAAAATGCAGAACGACACCCTCATCGAGCTCGAGGGATGGGATGGCAAGCGCACGACCGTCCTGGCAGGGCCAGGAAAGGGCGACCACGGCGCTTACCTCGCCGACGGTGACATTCCGAACCTCATCGAGCAGCCCCTCGAAACCATCTACACCTCGCACGCCTTCCAGATCGGTGCCGACTATGTCGGCGAACGTCGACCGGCTCGCGAGCTCACGTTGACCATCGCGATCAAGGCCACCGCCGACGCTTCGGTGGAAGACAACCTCACCTACCTTCAGCGGTCCCTCTCCACGAAACGTGATGCTCGCCTGTGGTTCACGACGCAGAACTCCCGGCGATGGCTGAACGTCCGACTCAAGTCGAATCTCCAACCGGTGGTCGATAAGGATCCGAACCGCGTCAACTTCCTGGTTGTCATCGCACCGCTCATCGCCGCGGATCCGTTCTACTACGAGACGACGAAGACGTCCGAGTGGATCTCGACCGTCGACACGACCGGCGGATCGATCGCGACGGGCTCTGTCACCGTTCACAACCCCACCAACCAGGACATCTGGCTGCAGTGGGTTGTCCAGGCGGCGACGGGCGCGAAGTGGACGATCCCCGATCGCTCATGGGGTGACGACCGATTCGGACGCGCGATCGCCGACGCCAACCGGCAGATCGTCATGCCCGCACTGCAGGCAGGCGAACACCTCCGGATCGACACGAGTGACTCGGCCAAGGACCCGCAGGTCACCTCGAGCACCGACACCCAGATCTATCTCCGGATGAACGGTGTCGTCTTCCTCTACCCCGTACCCGCGCGAACCAAGAAGACCGCGATCCCGGTGGCGGTCACCAAGGCCCCGGCAGGTGTCGGCATCCAGGTTCGCTGCCCGCAACCCTGGTCTAGCGCAATGGGAAATCAGTAATGGCAACAGTCGAGACCATCAACTTCGACGCGGTGTTCAGCGAGATTGCCGGCCGCCTCGAAGCTGATCGCGAGCGTCGTCTGACGCCTCCCCTCGTCCGTCTCTGGGACGGCGACATGAACCTCCGCGGTGTCTGTTCTCAACTCAACTCCGCCTCGTTTCAGTTTGTGGACAACGAGACCGGTACCGGCGTCATCGAGATCCCCTTCGACCACTACCTGGCGAAGTGGCTGAGGGCGACGAACGAGCGCAAGAAGAACGTCATCGTCACCGCAGACTCCGACGGCGCTCGATGGTCCGGGACGATGAAGCGGCTCGAGTTCGTCAAGGACGACAAGGGACGACAGTTCGTCCGCGTCACGTTCCTCTCGGATTACGAGCACCTCAAGAACATCGTCGTGTACTCGAATCCGTACATGCCGCCGGAGATTCAGTTTCCGACGAGGTGGGTCATCTTCGGACAAGCCCGATGGTGTCTGAAAACCACACTGCACCTGAACCTTCTCCGCCTCAACACGAGTGCCTGGATCCTGCCGGACAACCCCATGGACCTCGCAGGTTGGTTCGACCTCGACCAGTCGAACTGGACGCAGGTCGTCAAGCCCGACCTCACCCCGGACACGAGCGTCGGTGCAATCGTCTTTTCGCGCTTCAAGAACATGCACGAGGTCAGCCGAAAGACCGTCGCCGACGCCCAGCTCTCGTGGGAGTACCGCCGCTACCTCAAGGGTGACCCGGAACCGTGGCCCGGAGCGAATCTCCGACACGGCACGATCGTCTGGGATCTCGTCGACAAGTCCGGGTGGAACACCGGAACCTCGTTCGGCGGCAACCTCTTCGCGGGACTCATTCGTGAGTTCACCAGCATCGGGAGCAACGGACTCGACGAATCCCTCGAGACCGTCAACGACCCGAACGTTCCCGGCTCGTACTACGCCCCTGGCGTACTTGGCACCGAACCGTCGATGCCTGCGGTTGTATTCCGCGACGGCGAGCACACCGCCATCCAGGAATCCACGTTCATCCACGAACCTCCCGGCCCGGTCGGTGTGATCGCGGGCGGACACTCGATGCCCGGCATCAACGAGTCCATCCGGGCGACAATCCAAATGGCTGGTGACGCCGTGGCGATGGTTCCCGGACTCCCACCTGTCGGCGGTATCGCCGACTCGCTGATCTCGCCCATCTTCATGGACGTCTTCGGAGCCTTCGGCAAGCATCGAAATGGACAGCGCGCGACCGAACTCGGCGCATTCCACTACTTCGAGCGGTTCCAGGACGGAGCTGACCGGGCGTACACCCTCGCCTGGCTCCTCGCCATGCGGACCGGCATGTGGGAGACCCGCGAGATCAACTCGGTCGCAGTGCGAATTGCCAACGGTGCACCGTGGCGCATCGGCCAGAACGGCTTCGGCCACTTCTTCGTCGGCGACCGAGTGGGCTTCGCCCTTCAGTCGATGTCGGGACGAATCATCGTCGAGCGCGTGTCTGAGCTGACCCTCTCCTTGGACCGAGACAAGCCGCCCACCTGGGAAATCCAGATCGGCGAGCGCCAACACAACGACTCCGTCATCGAGCTTTTCGAGAAGTTCCAGGACATCCGCGGCCTCCTTCAAGAGCTCGGAGTTACTTAGCCCAGGAGGGTTTCGTGTCAATCCCCACCCGCGAATCCTGCGATCCGGACGATCCTCGGGACGCTTTCAAGTGGGCCTTCGTGAGCCTGCCGTTCGCGCCCAACCAGACGTTCTCCCCGCCGCCGATGATCTCTCCCGAATGGTCTCAGCACCTTTGGGATCTCGGTTTTCGCCATCACCCCGAGCTTCAGGTCAAGAAGTTCGTACCGCCGCACCGCGGTCCACAGCATCCGCTGAACGCGACGGCCCGATGGGCGGATCTGGACGAGCCGGATCTCGACCCGGTCGTGATTCCGGACGTGTCGGCGTACACCCCGAACGAACAGGTCGTCATCGCCGAGCAGCTCTACGAGACCGGACTCCTCAAGGCTCCCGAGCCGGAGATCGACAAGGCCGAGGTCGCATCGACCTTCAACCCTGCGGACCACTCCCCCAGCACCGTCAACGGCTACCTCATGGCGGCCTCCGACGCCGAACAGCGACGAGTCATCTCGCTCGAGATGACCGGCAAGGCCCGCGACCAGATTCTTCGAAAGTGGAGGGACATCTAAATGGCCCAGTTCTCCTGTGACCACACTCTTCTCACCGAGGCCGACAGCGGCGTCCGCTCGGCCACTCAGTTCCTCGCGGTACACACCTCCGAGGGTGCGCTGACCGTCCCGTCGCTCCTGCAGTTCTGCGCGAACAAGGCGAACGGTGCCTCGTACAACACGATGGTCGACCGCAACGGCGTCACCGGGCGCTCGAACGACGACCAGTTCGCTCCGTGGGCCGCTGGCGAGACCGGCAACGACCGCGGCTGGCATGTCTGCGCGCTGGGCTTCGCTCGCCAGTCCCGGAACGAATGGCTCTCGTACACCGGTCAGATCGACAAGCTCGCCGAGATGCTGGCGTTCTACTGCCGCGTCTACGGCATCCCGCCCGTGAAGATCACCGCAGCCGACCTGCGGGCCGGACGCGAGGGCATCTGCGGGCACGCCGAGATCTCCGAGGCCTGGCACGAGGTCGACCACACCGATCCCGGACCCAACTTCCCCTGGGACGTCGTGATCTCGAAGACCGCGTCGCTCCTGAATCCGACCGCCCCACCAGCAGGAGGCACCGTGACCCCTGAGCAGTACAACGAGCTCAACCGCAAGCTCGACATCATCCTCACCCAGCTCGGCCCCTGGGTTCAGCTCGGCAAGAACGAGAAGGGCCAGAACCTCACCCTGGTCGACGCGATCGCGAAGCACACCGCGGGCGGTACGAAGTGAGCGCCGAGCAACTCGTCACCGACCTCTTCACTGCAGATCGCATCACCGCGATCGGCATCGCGGCGACGAGCCTCCTCACTGTCTGGACCGGACGCCTCGCCATACGCCTCAAGGCGGCGGAAGACAAGGTCGCCGAGCTTGAGGCGCAGCGGGAGAAGGACCGCGGAGTCATCAAGGCCGCCGTCCGGTACATCCGCGCTCTCTCGACGTACGCCTCGGTCCTCACAGGTCTGCTCCGCCAGCACGCTCCGCAGGTCGAGGTCCCAGAAGAGCCTCCGCTCCCGCCGGAGATCGAGGAAGAGGTGTAACCAATGACCTCTCCCGGAGCTCCGCGGCCAGATGGGGCGTACGTCGTCGGAACCAAGTTCGGCCAGGACGTCACCGAGGCCGGCATCCGGGCGCAGATGCGCTCGCAGTCTCTTGGAGGCTTCGGCACGGCCCAGAACAACCTCATGGGTATCGACGGAATCCTCGGCGGATTCGCCAACATCGTCTCCGCGATCTTCGGGACGGTGAACAACACCTACGTCTCCGAGTTGCCGGTCATCACGAACCACCGGAACGGAATCCTCGCCCTTCAGGACGCGTTCAATCAGCTCATCCTGCAGGGCAACTCGATCGTGTACACATCCCCGAACACGTACCACCCGAGCCCCGGAATCGTCTCGATCGACGTCATCCTGATCGGCGGAGGTGGTGGAGGCGGATCGGGCAGGTGGGACCTCATTCCGGCCAACCAGCATGGCGGCGGCGGCGGCGGAGGTGGCGGCGAGGTCCACACCACCATCCCAGCCTCGATGCTGCCGAAGAACAGCAACGGGACCTTCAAGGGCATCCCGATCCAGATGTGGCCCGGAGGTGCCGGTGCGAATTCAGAAGATGCACCAGGAAGCGGCGGCGGAGACTGCATCTTCGGCGAGAACGACTACCTCCTGAAAGCTGGCGGCGGCAACGGCGGATCCTCCGGCACTGGAGGCGGAGTCAGCGGCGCAGGCGGTTCCGGGATGATTCCCGGCGGTTGGGGAGGTCACGGTGCCTACATCGACGGCGTGACCGCAACCGGCGGAAGCTCCTCCACCTCCGCCTATGACCTGCACGGCGGTGGCGGTGGCGGAGGTGGAGGCGGCGGAGCCGGATTCGGAACAGGCGGACAGGGCGGGATCAGCCCAGGAGGCCAAACCCCAGGCGCTGCAGGAGAGGCCCCGTCCAAGGTCGTCGCGACCGGAGGCGGAGGCGGTGCAGGCGCGATTCGAGACACCACGGTCCGCGGCGGCCAGGGAGCGTTCCCCGGCGGCGGCGGTGGAGGCGGAGGCGGCGGCCTGACCGCACCTCGTGTCGGCCGCGGAGGTACCGGCGGTAACCCGATCGTGTTCATCATCGAGCGGATGAGCTGATGCACAGCAACCTGCACGTGTACACCACCTCCGGAGTCTGGACCAAGCCCCCGCGGTTGTTCGCGATCGAGCTCGTCATCCGGTCTGCCGGAGGTGGCGGATCCCGCATCTCGAACACCAGCGGCGCTGGCGGAGGCGGCGGAGGCGCGGTGCGGACGCTGAAGCGAATCCCCGCCCTGTCCCTTCCGGAGACCGTCATCGTCACCGTCGGTCCAGGCGGCGGTCCAGGCCAAGCCGGTGGCGCGTCCTCGTTCGGCGATCTCCTCTCGGTCCCCGGCGGCGGTGGCGCTGTCGGCTCGATCCCCGGAGAGGGCGGCTACTCCTCGCTGCGCGGCGGCAAGGGCGGAGCGACCGGACAGAACGGCGGATGGGTCGGAGACATGGTCACCGGGCTCTTGGCCGGAGGTGGCGGAGGTGGAGGCGCTGGCGGCGGCGGAGGCCCCTCCGGGATGTCGCACGTCTTCCACTACGTGGGCGTGCCCAACTTCTGGCAGTGGTGCCAATCCGGATGGGGCGGCATCGGCGGTACAGCAACCAGCGCGTCGAGTTCGGGTTGTTTCCCGGCCGGTGGCGGCGGAGGCGGCGGAAGCGTCGCCGGAAACGGTGCCGCCGGATGCGTGAGCATCCTCGAACACATTCTTGATTAGGAGCAATCCATGTCTACAGCAACCGAACTCGCAACCGATCTCGGCGGCTACGCCGGGCAGGCGAACCTCTATCAGCTCGATCCACCGCTCTTCGGCAACGAGTACGTCGTGGTGTGGACCCAGTCCTTCGGCACACCGGAGGCGGTCATCGTCGCCGCACACTCGAGCGGCGCAGCGAGGACCCTGAACCGCCTGCCGGGCAGTTACGTCGGATCCGAGGTCACCCACTCCGGAGCCTTGTGGCTCGCCGGATACGACGTCGTCGTGCCCGAGCCGGAGACCCTTCCCGAAGAGAATCCAGAGGCGACCGCGTGAGCGCACCGTTGGGACATGTCCCCGAGAAGCGGCCGTTGATCCTGTCGAAGGGTGCCGACTTCATCCAGCAGATCGAGCCCAAGGAAGCCGACTCGACATTCCCCGAAGGGTCCACCGCCCGAATCGTCATCGTCGACTCTGACGAGGTTCAGCTCGCTTCGTGGCCTGCAGAAGTGCAACCTTCACAACTCTTTTGGAGGGTCGAGTCCGAGCAGGCTGACACCATTCCCGATCGATCGGCGTACCGCCTCTACCTGTCCTTCCCCACCGTCCCGTTCATCGACGTCCTCTGGTTCTACGGGACCGTTCAACGCAAGCAGTAAGGAACGAACATGCCGATCATGCAGGCAGCAACCCGACAGATCCTCGCCAACGCCTACGCCGCGGCGGGCACGTGGATCAGCGTCCACACCGGCACCCCCACCAACGGAGCAAACGAGGCCACAGGCGGCTCGCCCGCCTACGCCCGGAAACAGACCACATGGGGTGCAGGTGCGAACGGCACCAAGACGGGATCACAGGTCGCAATCGACGTCCCCGCAGGGACGTACACCTACGTCGGCATCTGGGACGCCGCCAACGGTGGAAATCTCGTCGACTACGTCGCGATGACCTCCACCACCCTCGGCGCACAGGGGCAGATCCTCGTTACTCCCACCTTCACCCAGAGCTGATCGGAGGCGCGAGATGAATGTGGAGCGCATCGTCGCGCCGATACCTCAACCGTCAGTGATCGACGCTCAACTGCCGAACTGGCTGACCGTGGCCGCGCTCCCGGAACTGCGGGTCGTCGAGGCAGAGCTCCCGACAATTCTCATCGAGACATCTTTGCCGGCCGTACCGGTGGTTCGCGTCCCGAACTCGTGGATCCCGGCCCTGAAGTCGGCGACTGCAAGCTTCATGGCATCCGGCTCGCTGATGGTGGACGTTGTCATCGGCGCACAGGTCGCCGCTCCGCTCAACGCTTCAGGACAGCTATCCGTGGCAGCTCGGCCGAAGGCTCTCGCAGCGGCGCAACTCACAGGTGAAGGCTCTCTTGCCATCACGGCGTTTGCTTACGGCGGGCAATTCACTCGTCCCGCAGGATTCTCCGGAGCTGGATCCGCTTCGGTTCAGGTACGTGTGTCGTACCCCCGCACCGCCGAACTCTCGGGCGCTGGCACGCTCTCAGTAGCGACCGTCCCGCGTATCGCCCGCACCGCCAACTTCGGCAGTGCCGGAACGCTCGGATCGGCTACCGCTGTACTGGCGGACGTTACGTTGACCGGTGCCGGTGGATTGTCAGTGGTCGCGCAACAGGCCAAGGTGCCGATGGGTATGAACAAGGTCGGGGCTCAACAGATCCCCGGCGACACGAACAACTCCGCCCCGCTCTTCCCCCGATCGACGAAGGTGCGTGGCTGGACGGTGCGCGCTGGCAACCCGAACACCGTGATCGTGGACGACAGCCTCAAGTCCACCGCAGCGATGACGGTCAACTTCACCGGAAAGGTTTCCTTCGAGGTCGAAGGACTGGCATCGGCAATTCAGTTCATGATCGTCAAGAACAACGCGGAAGTTGTATCGATCGGCAACACCGGAGCCACCCTGAGCGGCACGGCAGCGCTCGCACCCAACGACACGCTCTCCCTCTACGCCTGGGGAAGCGCATACGTATCCAGCGCGTACCGAAACGTCATCGAGACCAACACCTTCCTGTACTGGACGCCGATCTAGGAGAACACCAGTGGAACCCATCACGCTCCCGGAACCGCAAGGGCACACCGCCGAGATCAGCATTGTCGACACCTGGCTGTCGGTGGCGATCCGCGACGCGGGCGGCGAAATCCGATACTCGGCAGGCTGGGACATCACCCCGACCGCATGACGAAGCCCCCACCCTTTCGCGGGTGGGGGCTTTTGCCGTACCGGAACTAGGAGCCCAAGAAGCCGAGCGACCCCGGAGCCGGAAGCTCTGGGGCGTCCCCGACGCGCTTCCATCCATTGCAGTCTGTTGTCACGAAGGCCACGTCATCGCGAGCAATGACCAAACCGTCAAGGATGACGCCGAATCCGGTGCCCGTCGCACGTGTGACCAACTTGCCATCTGGACCGTGACCAATCCGCTCCCACTTACATTGCTGCATCTCGCCGGTCAACTGATCTCGGTACTGAATTCCGCTCCACTCGTAGCGTCCGGGCTCGATATCGACGCCGACGGTGTAGGTGCCGTTCGGCTTCATCAGCATCTCGGCGGCGAATGCCGGTCCCGCGCTCACGCTTGCGATCGCAGCCACAGCGGCACCACATGCCGCCAATTCCAGAACTCTACGCAC